TAGATTAATATGATTGACGAAGATAGGACATACGAAAACGAAGTGAGATATAACAATGATAGATTGGGTGGTAGAAAAGATAGGAAAGATAGCAAGGTCAATATTCCATTGGACTTGGAGAGTACAGGTACACCGAAAATATTACAGAAAGAAAAAGTAAATGAATTTTATATTAACAATGATAATATGTAGTGCTACTTCAGGTCAATGTTTGCCACCTTTTCAAGTAGATAAATTTTATAAAGATGGTTATGATTGTATGGTTGATGGCTATAAATTATCTTTACAAAAAACAGAAGAATTTGGTAGAGCAGATGTTAATGAGCATAAGATATATATAAAATTTGGTTGTAATGAAGATAACTCTGACAAAACCCCAGCATCTTATATCATCATCAAATAAAAGATTTAGAGTTCTTATATCAGGTAGAAGATTTGGTAAGACATATCTTGCTATAACTGAGATGATGAAGTACGCATCAAAGCCTAATCAAAAGATATGGTATGTAGCACCAACACTTAAAATGGCTAAAGATATTTGTTGGTCAAATTTAAAAGAAGTATTAAATCAATTTAATTGGATAGAAGATATTAATGAAACAACACTTACAATAACTATAAGAAAATCAAATAGTACAATAAGCTTAAAATCAAGTGATGCTCCTGACTCATTAAGAGGTACAGGATTAAACTTTTTAATATTAGATGAGTTTAGTGATATTGATAAAAGGACTTGGTTTGAAGTATTAAGAGCATCAGTATCAGATACATTGGGTCATGTTCTTATGTGTGGTACTCCAAAAGGTTATGGTAATTGGACTTATGAGATGTATCTAAAAGGAAAGCAAGACCCTGAGTGGGATAGCTTTCAATATACTACATTAGATGGTGGTATGGTTACAGAAAAAGAAATAGAACAAGCAAGACAAGACTTAGATCAAAGAACATTTAGACAAGAGTTTGAGGGTACATTTGAAAATTATGCTGGTGCAATCTATTATAACTTTCATCCTATTGAGTCTGTTGTAGAAAAAGCAATAGATTATACTAAGCCTTTTCATATAGGCATGGACTTCAATGTTGACCCAATGAGTGCTTGTGTAAGTCAAATAGAAAAAGAAAAGATTTACATTGTTGATGAAGTAGTAATTTATTCAAGTAATACTGATGAAATGGTGCAAGAGATAAGAGATAGGTATGGAACTAAAGTGCCTATATTTATTTATCCTGACCCAGCTTCAAGACAAAGAAAAACAAGTGCTGGTGGAAGAACTGATTTATCTATTTTACAGAATGGTGGCTTTAATGTAAAAGTCAAAACAAGACATCCAGCAGTAAGAGATAGAATCAATGCAGTAAATTCTAAACTCAAAGATACTAATGGAAATAGATATATTTTTGTTTCCAAATCTTGCAAAACATTGATAAAAGGATTACAAAGACAAACATACAAGGAAGATACAAATATTCCTGACAAAGAAGATGGATTTGACCATATGAACGATGCTCTAGGTTACATGATTGATTATATAAAACCTTTAGTAGTTCAGATGCCAAGTTCAAGACCAACTAGATGGACAATGAAATAGACTATGGCATATTCAAGAGATGAAGCATTTGAAACACACAAAGATTATAGAGAAAATGTCAACCAATGGGAATATTTTATAAGATCAGCTAATGGTGGATATGACTATACGATAGGTCAATACTTAAATAGATATAATTTAGAATTAGACAGCGAGTACAATCAAAGACTTGGTAACACTCCATGTGATAACCATTGTAAAAATATTATTCAAATTTATTCATCATTTTTATTTAGAGTAAAAGCATCAAGAGATTTTGGTGCTATGGCTGAAGAACCTAGTTTAGAACGATTCTTAAAAGACACAGACCTAGAGGGTAATAACTTTGATGCTGTTATGAAACAGGCTCAGACTTATGCTTCTATTTATGGACATTGTTTTTTAGTTTTAGATAAACCAAAAGTAACAACTAACACAAGAGCAGAAGAACTAGAACAAGACATCAGACCATACTTATCAATATTAACACCTGAGAATGTTTTGGATTGGAATTTCAAAAGAGAAATAAATGGTAAATACACACTTGATTATCTTAAAGTAAGAGAAGAAGTAGATAGAGATGGGGGAACTTATTTTAGATTATGGTATCTTGATCGGATTGAAACTGTCTATGCTAAGTCAGATAGAGATGAGCCGAGAGTAATAGATACTGCCGATAATCTGATTGGCAAGATACCAGCAGTTATCTTATACAATTCCAAATCGCACAAAAAGGGAATTGGTCAATCAGACCTTACAGACATAGCTGATTTGCAAAAAGCTATCTACAATGAGTTATCAGAAGTAGAACAGCTTATTAGATTAACAAATCATCCAAGTCTTGTTAAGACTCCATCGGTTAATGCTAGTGCTGGTGCTGGTGCTGTTATAGAAATGCCTGAAGAATTAGAGCCTAATTTAAAACCATATCTACTACAACCATCAGGGCAAAACTTACAAGCTATAATGGAATCAATAAATAACAAAGTAAATGCTATAAATAGAATTGCACATACAGGAGCAGTAAGAACTTCTAAACAAGCCGTATCTTCAGGAATAGCTTTACAAACAGAATTTGAATTACTTAATGCTAGACTATCTGAGAAAGCTGATAATCTACAAATAGCAGAAGAACAATTATTTAGATTATATGCACTATTTCAAAACTCTACATTTGATGGAGAGATAAGTTATCCTGACTCATTTAACATAAGAGATTATGCTACTGATTTAATTTATTACCAACAAGCTAAGTCTATTGGTATTGGGTCTCCTACATTTATGAAAGAAGTAGATAAAGAGATTGCAAGAGCAGTAGTAGATGACAATGAAAAGCTTAATGATATATTTGAAGAAATAGACTCAGCTTCAGAAGTTGGTCAATTCACACAAGACGAAGTAGAGCAAGAAACAGTAGCCGAAGAAGAAATTTAGATGAATGTCAGATATAGTAAAAGATTTAACAAATTACAGAATCAAAGGTATTGAAAAAGCCGAAGTAGAATTTTACGAGTCATTAACAAAAACATTAGATAGAATAGAAGATCAAATAGTTTCATTAGTAGATAGAGATTTACCAAGACAGGCTGGTAAGCTTATTGAATTACAAAGTGCAGTAGCAATAAGACCAAAGATAAAAGCAATACTTGATAAAGAATATTTACCATTTGCAGATAGAGTAGTTAGAAAAGGGTTTGGAGAACAAGCTAAAAGAGTTGAGAGACAATTTAAAACAATAGGTATTATACCACCTGAATTTCAAGAACTTACTAAGGGAGATTTAGCATTAGTTAAAAATTTAAAACAACAATATTACACACAGTTTAAAGATGTATCAAATAATTTTACAAGAGTATTGTCAGATAAAGTATATCAAAACACATTGGTTGGAACTGAATTTACTGTATTAGAAAAAGAGTTAAGAGAATCTATAAATGGAATTTATGCTAATTCTAAAGACCCAACAGTAAATAGATTAGTTAATTATGTAAAAAGAAATCAAGGAAACCCAGCATTAAAAGACAGGGTAGATATAGCTGTTAAACAATTACAAAGTAAATACGCAAGAACTAGAGTAGGAGAAAATATGAAAAGATATGCTGGTCAAATACTTAATGATTCTTTAAGAGACTTTGATGCTACATTGAACTTTAATAAATCAAAGGATGCTGGACTTACTTTTGTTAAATACTATGGAGATGTAATACCTACAACAAGAGATTTGTGTAGGCGAATGGTAGGTGGTCAGCTTAATAAAAGAAAAAATGGATTATTCACTATAGATGAAATCCAAAATATTTGGTCAAGTAGAAGTTGGTCAGGTAAAAAGGGTGGCAATCCAATGATAGTCAGAGGTGGATATAATTGCAGACATCAGTTTAGTTATGTTAATCCTGATTGGTATGAAGAAGATGGAAAAGAATCAAATATTTTAACGAGCAAACAACCAACATTTAAAAAAGAAAAAGGTATTAATATTTCATCTTTTGCTAATCCAATTGCATTTGCAAATATTAGAACTGTACCGATAAAAGAATCAAAAGCTAGATTAACAAAACAGATAGATACGAATAAATTAGACGTAAGATACCCAAGAAATACTGATGGAACAATTAAAACAAGATTTAAAGGTACAGATAAATATGCTGGTAAAGTTACTATTCAAGGTGCAACTGATAGAGGTTTAACTACTTTAAGTGTATTACTTGATGAATTAAATGATCTTGCAGATAAATATAATATTCCAAGATTAAGAGGTATTAGAGTAAGCCCATCTAAAAGATATTCTATGGCTATGGGAGATGGTATTCTATATGTAGATTCAAGTTATCTTAGAAGATACACACCTGATAAATTAACAAAGCTTAAAACTTCAACATGGAAATATGGAGACCCAATAAAAGATAGACCATTTGGTGCTACACAATTTCACGATAATGAATTAGATAAAATTAGATCAGTTGCTTATCACGAATTTGGTCATCATATTCATCAGATGAAATATGTTAATAATGATGCAAACTATGGATATTTTAAAAAGACAGGATTTAAAGCTAAAGTAGAAGAAAGAGTAAAAAAAATAATAATTGAGGAAAGAAAGAAAGTACCTTTTGCTCAAAGACTTATTGCTAATTCAGAATATGGAGACACAAATCATTTTGAGTTTTTTGCTGAACAGTTTTCAGCTTATTCAATGAATAAATTAGATAAAGTTCATCCATCATTTTTAAAATTAATTAAGGAGTTAGAAGAAGATGTCAATTAAGAGATTAAAAGAATTGTTAGCAAAAGATAGTATTAATCAAAAAGATTATGACGAATTTGTAGCCATTGGCAACACTTTTACAAAAGAATCGGATATAGAAAAGTATCAACAGTTTGGAGAGGGTATATATCTTTTATTAGACCCTGATGTAAAGACAGGCGATGACTTTTGACAATTACAAATAATGCTGATAAATCAAGGATATTAACAATAGGAGAAAACAATGTCAGACGACACACAGGTTAATCAACCGAAAAATGATGTTCAGGAAGCTGAAGTTAAA